AGTTTTAATAATCTTGGTTTGAGTATAATTCTCATACGCCACATCAATAATCTGATTGTATCTTTCTTTATTCATAACTTTCTATTGTTTTGGTTTCAGATAATTTTCAATAATATTTACCATTTCCTCAAATGATACATTCTCTTCGTCAGCTTTTTTCTGTATGAATTCTTCGGAAAGGTGGATATAATCGGCTTTAGGGGTTACTACCAATTCCTGAGCCGCACTTAATAATTTAGTTAATAATTCTTTATTCATAACTTTTCAATTTCTTGTTTTACTTCTTGCCAATAATAAAATTCGTTTGCAGTATCCATTGGCCAATGCCAACTGGCATTATATCGTGATACGACATTTAATATCTCATCTGCTGCTATTAAAGCACATTGTTTGGCTTCTTGACTTGCTGAATTAAATGGAGGATAAAGATCAACTTTATAAGTTCTTAAAAACTTATTGCATAACTCTTTTGCTTTTTCTTTTGGTGTCATATTTTCTTTTTTAATTGTTCTCTGTACCATTTGGCTCCTTCCTCAAATGCTATTGAATATACCCCATTAATTCTATTTGATTCTTTCTCTATCTCCTCATCTGATATTTCTGTTTGGGAAGATGTGGCTTCTATTATAGGTACTTTTTCATAATACTTAGCAATTTCTTCTACTAATTCAGGGAAAGGCAATCTGTCTAAATTAGTTTTAAATTCATCACTTCCCTTACTTCCATAAGTTTCATTGTAGTATTTTTCTTTATATGTATCTCCCCAGCCATCAAATCCATCTGATACTCCTTCTTTAAAGGCATCAAATATTTGCTGCTTCTCCATTTGTTTGGCTTGTTCAACTTGTACAGATACTACATTTATTACTTTATCTCCATAAGCACCTTGAAATGCTTTTATTAAAAATTCTACTGCTGTTTGTTGTGCCATAGTTATTTAATTTTTAAATTGTTCTCTATACAATTTCAATTAACTTATTAAGACAAGCAAGTTCTGCTTCTTCATAGGTGTCAAATGAATCATTGGTTTGTGTTACACCTTCTTTGTAAGTTTCATAACCAAATCCTTCATCAAACTTAAATACAAAAGAATATAGTTCATATTTCTCTCTAAACCATCTAAATGCTTGTGAGAATGTTGGTGCAATGACAGCATCTCTGAGTAAGTCTGATTGTATTACTTTGCCATATTCCAATCCATGCTTCTCACTAACATACCAAGCAAAACAAGGTTCATCAAACCCAAGTTCTTTAAGTGCTAATGCTTGTTCGTAAGGGATAAATTCTTTATTCATGTTATTTCTTTTTAAATTGTTCAAACCATTGATTAAACTCTTCTTGGAATGTTTCTTCAATATTAGGATTATTACCTTGAGCATATTCTCCATTCCAACCCTCACCAGTTATTTCAATAGCGGAAAAATATGCTTTCTTTAAATCTTCCTCACTATACATTCTTTCTTGTTGCCATTTAGCACCTTCAATAAAACTCTCTCTGCAATCTTCATTTACATCTTCTTCACTAATAACATTAGTTACTCTATCATCATACTTATCAAGTATAGGTTTTATACATACTGGATGTAATCTTTCAGCAACTTCTTCAAGTGTTTCTTGTTTAGGTTCTTCTTGTTGCATTTCAAATTGTTTATCAGGAATAGAAACCCAATATCCTTCATTGTCAGTTTCAGTAAGTCTAATCCACCCATATCCAACTTCAACTTCCTCACAACTTGGATTCTTTACAAACCATTCTAAAAACTCATCATCAATAGCTTGTACACCATCTTTGATTAAGTCTTGGTCTGTTGTTAGGGTGATTTTTTTACAGTTTTCATTCCAAACCTTAATATGGTTATTTATATTTTTAGCCTTTCTATTTGACCTTAAATCTAAAATCCAACTACCATCTCCTTCTTTAATTTCTTCATCAGAAGTGATGTAGATGTGTTGAGGTTTTGAGTTAGAAGAACTTATTATTTCTGCTCCAAAGTTAAGTTTACCACTATTTAGTATTGATAACCTACTTGGTTTGTATGTAGGCAATAAATGTAGATTTTTCATATTATTTCTTTTTTAGTTTTTATTCCATCAGGTTGTTCCCAATATCTACAACAAAAATGCTCACCTAGTTCATCTATAAGATGTTGAGGATACCCTTGTTCTATAAGCCAAGGAATAACATCATTTTTTCTATCTTCAGGTATTGGTTTTGGGAAACCAAATTGCCAACCGCTTGGTGGATCGATCATTGTTAATTTCTTTTCCATAATTTCAAGCTTGGTTATTAATAACTTTTGTTTTGTTACTGTTGGACTCTCTTTAAGGTAAACGTATGGGGTAGGTTGCTTTGAACTGTTACTACTAAATACGTTATTTGGTTCTGTTGCCTCCTCGGTAAAGTCACAGTTGCAGATCTTGTTGCCCTTATTTGGGTTGTTAACAGTTTTCTTCCGAGTTGATCGTGCTCTTCTACTGAGACTGAGTAGTTCTTGCTGTCTCCCATGGTTACCAACACAGCTCCCACTGATGCGAGTTTAACTGTCATTCCCTGTCTCTCTCTCACATATTCGGGGTCTCTTTCGTACAAAGATAAAGCGCTTGCGAATGGCACTACCATCTCTATCCACCCCAGGTTGGGATCTTGAACGCAGTCCTCAGTAACCTTTGCTCTGAACTTTGTTTGGGTAAAAGCGCTTGGCTTTGGCACTTTAAACTCTATAGAGTCTTGGGCGGGGATGGTGGTGTCCCTAGCTTGCTCGGTGTCCACTCTCGTGGTTATGCCTATCACACAGTTTCTCTTGTTTTTTATTACGAATACGTGGTTGCCTTGCTGGTAACCTGCGTATCTCATTCTAATAACTGTGTTCTCTGGTGATTGTCCTCCTCCACTGTTTGTTGTTTGCGCGTTGGACGTTGTTAATGCTAATAAAGCTATCAACGATAAAATTGTTGTTTTCATTTTTATTTTGGGTTTTTTGATTACTATTGTTTATGCTCCTAATAAGTAAGATACCAACGCTGCAGTTGCAACGTATACTAATATCGCCGCAATGACGATGATGGCGTTTTTTGTTTCTTTTTTCATATAACTTTTATTTGTTTTTATTGTGATCTATTGCTCCATATAGGATCTCTCCAGTTTCAGATACGCTTGCCTCCATAAAGCCCATATCTACGAGGTTGTCAAGAACCTCTGAAGCGTATTCCAAACATGATTCATCGTACACATCGTCGTACTGCTGCTCTGTGATTTCGTAACTGTCTAGCTCTCCCCTTAAATACTTGCGGTAGTTATCGTTGCACGTACGAACCAAGTGTTCTTTGAACAATTCAAACTGGCGCTCTTCCATTCGGTACTCTGGGTTTGAAGACTCTTCTAGTTCTGTGATGCTTTGTATCAGCGAATCTATGTACTCTATTCTATTGTCCATTTTTTGATTTTATTTGAGTTATGTGTTTACAGTCTCTCCCTCTTCCAAAACCGTGAGATGGACACGTACAAGTCCAATTTGCTCCAGAAACTTCTACAGTGTAATTGTTTCCTTTGCTACCGACTACGAGCCACTTCTTCTTTTCGTGATTGATTTTTTTTCTAGGATATTCGATCTTTGTACTTACTCTTCTTTCCCACATTTTCTCCAATTCCATCCACGAGTACTTCCTTCTAACCTGGTGCCAAACTCCATCGGCTATTATGTACCAGCTTTTTGAGTAATCGCCGTATACACACACAGGGGGATACAAACTCTTGAGAGTTAATTCGCTTGAAGCATTCATATAACCTTTATTTAATTTGTTTTAGTGAATCGAATCTTCTATCAAAGATTGAAGTTGTTGTTTTGACATTGCGCCCTTGTGCACACGAACAACAGTGTCACCTTTTAAAAACACCATAGTCGGAACGCTGACAATCGAATAACCAAAAACTTCTCTCTCGTTAGTCTCGATGTCTATCTTTACGAGATTGACTTTATTTGCGTATTGTTGCGTAACTTGATCTACTATTGGCCCAAAAGCTCGACAAGGAGCACACCAGGTAGCAGTGAAGTATTTAATCGTAAGCATCTTTATTTTGTATTTTTATCTTTTGTTAATTCGTTTTGTTTTTTGTCACTTCGAAAGTGGTGTAATGAGCTTGATACCTTCTTGAGCTGATCCACTAGGAAGGATATTTTATACATGTATTCTTCTAAGTTGAATTGCAAATATAGGATATAAACTGCTTGAGCAATAACTATGACTATTAAACACAGAATCATGTAGTATGACATAACTAACTATTTAAGTAAATATACTATATTTGTTTTAGACTATAAAATTATCGGTTCTAGTGTGTATGCACCAAACAATTAGTTGTCTACAGCTATCACTTCCGCTATTTGTGACTCAGACACAGATTTTACTTCGTAGTCATTCATACTTCCGAGCCACTTAACAACTCTCGCTTCGGCTTCGGTGCAACTCATAGCATCGACTAGGTATTGTACATTCACTTTTTTGATTTTACCTCTTTCGTCTTCTTGACGGAATTGGACCTTTACTTGGAAATACTTTTTCATTTTTTTATTTTTGGTTATCGTAAACTTTAAATTTGCAAAGCTTGTTACATTTGTTTATCCACGAGTTTATGTTGTTCTTCCACTCTGTGTATTCTAACTTCTTTCTTTTGTCTGGCTTATTGTTAAACATCAATTCTATGAGCTCAAACAAATCCAAAGCTTTGTTTTCGTTGAAATTCTCAATCTTATCAATCATACACTTGTTTTATCAGTATTTTTTTGCTATTTTTAAGATAGTCTCGGCGCGGACTCCATCCGTGTAGTAAGCTTTCTCTAGAGTTTTAATAGCGTTTTGATACTCTACAGCAGATACGGATAAACTATCCCAATCTTCCACTTCCGCTTGTAACAATCTTAGCATTTCTATCTTTTCGTGTTCTTCCAGATCCTGCAGTATTTCGTAAATTTTTGTAAATTTCATAAACTTTTTAATTTTATTTGTTGTTTAATTTTTCCAATATATTTGAACCAGCATTATCACCAATGACAGAATCAAACACACCACTGTTTTCATTGTAAGTGCTTCCTTAAATAAGATGGCAGACATGAAGTAAAATACGATCGCTCCTATAGAGTATCCAAGAAGTCTAGACGGCCACATCTCTCCGTTAAAAGCAACAATAAAGTGATGAACGCTTTTGTAAAAAAAGAAAGCTGTAGGCATTCCTGATGCAATTACTATCCACTCGTTGTCCTTTAGAAAATTGTACTTGTAAGATCCTTGTAAAGCTAAGAAACTAATTACTTGGCCTATGAAACCATAAAAAGTACCTAAAAATAAATGCATAACTTGTTAATTTATTATTAATTTTCAGCAACATGCAGAGTCAAACCCTTTGACATGTTTCCACCTACTTCATCCAAATCGTTTGTTTTTACGTTTGCCTTTTCTAAAAGTTCAGAGATGCACTTCTTTATCTCTTTCAAGCTGTGAATGTACTCCTTAAGTTGCTTTTTTTCTTCAGAAGTTAGGTTGTCTAATTTCATGTTTTTTAATAAATATTAGAGAGTGATACGATGTGCTGTGCTTGCTCTTTGTTTCTTATTACGTTTATCTCGTAATCTGACTTACCTGACGCGGATATAACTCCTGTGTACCTTGAAGTTGACGAGTGATCTACGCAAGTGTCGTTGTAACCTAATTGAACTCTTTTTGGATGAATTTCCTTGTTGCAGATTTTGCAATACATTTTTTTCATAACTTTGATTTTTGGTTTGTTTTTATTTTACTATGTACTCTAAAATGATTCTTGATAACTCTTGAATTGCTTTTGTGTTGTCTTGAACTAGGGTTGCCATGCGATCCCTCTCTTCTCCCATTATTTCTATGATCTCACTTTGTAGTCTATCTACCTTTTTTTCTAACTCTAAGTTTTTTCTTTCGAGTCTTTGCCATTGCGACCATGCAAAATACCCTAGTAGCAGTGCTACTATTCCTAATATCCCGTACTGTAGTGCTTCTGTTGTGAAGGGCATGTTACTATTCATCTTAATTTAACGTGCTGTATTTTTTATATAAAATAGATTCCCAATTCTTTGTTAGCGTGTTTAAAGTACGAACGTCTAGTTTTACATTAGCATTTTCTACTAAATATATAACTGATTCAACCCATGCCTTTCTACTATCTACATGCAAATACTTGTGGACCCCAGCGGGTATTTTTTTGTTTGCTACCTTGTCTAATACGTCAATTAACATACTGAATATAAATATTATGAATTGTTTAAAAGAAGAATGTCTTATGGTATTTTTTTAATTCTTTTACACAAATTTTATAATGTGTATTTGCTATCTTTTGAGCTTGCTTTTCAAGCGGGTGTTGATCGTAACTGTATACCTTGGCCATTTTCTGATATTGGCTATCGGATTGCATGTAGTGCTGATACTCCTCAATGATTGTCTTGCACAATTCGTCTACGTTTAAATGATCCTCACTATTTATGAATATTTCACAAAATTCTGGCTCGTAATATCCAAGCAGACCGATGTTTTCGTAATCAGTAAACTTTATGAACCTAATAGTTGGATAATGCTTACTATACTTCGATTTTCCATATCGTTCAATGCACCAATCCAAAACCCGCTTCGCATGACCCCTGTGTAATCTAGATTGGTTTATATTTTGCATTTGTCAAAAGTTAATTTTATGTGTGAATCCAATTCGTTGTAATTCATATCAAATTTGTTCGACATTTTTTTGATTAGCTCATTGTTTTTGTAAAACGGGTTTTTCGTGTTGCACCAACGCCTTGTAAAATTCATGTAGTTGTAGAAAAGAACGTACGCATTTGCTTTCTTAGTATAAAAATCTATGTCTATGTGTTTTTGCAACCCAAATTTCTTTATTAGTTCTACTGTTCTTTTTTCGTTGTCTAGTTCAAGGTCTCTACAAACACCAAGATGGAACTTCATTCTATACTTTGTTTTGCCGTTTAACCATTCGTCCAATTTTTCAAGTGATTTGAATTTTTGCTCGTTCATCCACTCTACACAGTTATCACGATCAAGCCACTGTGTCATATGAGCGTACTCGTGCACTAACAAATCTAACCAATCCTCTCTATTTGTAGAGCACGCTAGTTCTTTATTCACATCGTCAAAATAACCACCGCAGGTCACTTTTGGAGATAATCTAAAATACTTAACGTTTCTTAGTGTTAACTTCACATCGTGTTTTTCGCATTCCTTTTTTACGTGATCTAAAAAAGCTGATACGTTTTTGTCCATTTTTTTATTCATGCAATTATTCTTTTATTTTTTTAATTATTTGGGTGAAAGAAAATAACGCTATTCCAAAAGGCGCTAATATTAAACATAGTATACCGTATATAAAGTAAGCTATTAATAAACCCAAAACAAATCCACAAAAGAACCATAAATAGTTCAAAAAAACGTCTACGCTACTAATGCTATGTACGAAAAGGCTGATAAACCAGAAAAAGGGCCAACCGAACAAAAGCAAAAGAAACAAATAAAATACTATAGTCACAGATTTTTTCATAAACTTTTTTATCGGTCCATCATCTAAAATTAGGTTTATGAAAAGTATTATTGGCGCCGCAAGGAAATAGCATAAAGTAAAGGTTGCTGTGTAATTGAGCAATATGCTCATTAATTCATTTTGTTCTTTGTTCATAACTTTTATAGTTTTATTAGTTAACACCGTTTTCTAAAGCAAAAGACCTCTGTTCGCTGTCGTCTTCGCTAACCATTGTACCGTAATCGATCTCACTGTTTGAAAGTTGGTAGTTGAATCGTATGCCTGCTTGACCGTTTCTGTTTTTAGAGAACATTATGTACGTAGCCCCACCGTCTCTTTCAGACTCGCGTTTCATTTCCATGTGCGCATCTGTGATGTGTTTAAGCTTGTTGCTACCCACAAACACACCGTTTTTGGTTACCTGTTGTACAAGCATGAAAGTGGTATATACTTTTCTCTTGTTGTTTGCCTCGTTATTCTTTACGCAAAGATCGATCAACCACTTTTCTGCGGTAACTTGAGACATACCGTTGTCCTCTTTTACTGATTCTAGCACTTCAACTATTGAATCAACAAGCACGTAATCGTAACCCTCGTCCATCAGCTTCTCCATTACTTCTTTGAAATTATGGTTCATGTAATCTGACGAAAAAACAGTTGTCACTTCGCCAAACACTGGGAACCTACGCATGTACTTGAACATTTGTATTTTCGACATTTCTGCGCAGACAAACAAGCACTTCAAATGCGGATTCTTCTTTTGTAAATTTGCCAATGTGTGAAGCAACAGTGTAGTCTTACCCACACCCGGGTCACCTGTACACATTATGTTTGTGCCTACAGGTATACCGCCCTCGTGCGAATATATAGTATCGACAATAAGTCCAGTAGAATTACATTTCAACATGCTATCACTAACATTCAGATCGCTGAGTCGTACTACTTTGTCCAACGATATTTCTTCTGTTTTAGTGACTGTTACGTTTTTCTTTATCGCGTAACTCTTTTTGCCCTTATTTGCTAAATAATCTTCAACGCTTATTCCATACTCTCTGGCTTTCAATTTAGCGTAATACATTTGTCCGTAGGATAGTTTACTTTTTTGCATAACTTTGAATTTGATTTGTTACAAGAAAGGTAAATATACGAAACTATCCCCAAATAAAAAAATAATTTAGCACTTTTTTTTAAAATTCTTGATTGAAAACCAATCAGTTATCCCAAAGCTTTGGAAACCAATAGTTTATATGCATTGGAAACCAACGAGTTGCAAAGGCTTGATTTTCAATCAGTTACAAAGCTTTGATTTCCAATCAGTTGCGTTTGAGTGATTTGGGAGCTCATGGCCAGCTTTCTTTTGGAGACTAATTACTGTTTAAAGTTGAAGTTATGATGCGGTGGTGTGACACTGGGTATATCCCTATAAGTAATCTATCAGATCATTTACGTCGTCCTGTCTTTCGCTTACTTGGATTGTGTCTGCTTTCTCAACTGAATCTTTATTTAGGTGATCCAATTCTATGCCCAGTTTTTTTATGTAGTCTAAATAAAAATCGTCTAATTGGTAAAACTCTGACTTTTCCTTTTTTCCCTGTTTCGCGTTTATCATGTAAGATTCCACCGTTCTGGTTACCGATTCATCGAAAAAGTCCAACGCGTAAACAAAAGCACAATTGTAACACACGAATTCTATGTTTTGCATCTTCCAATTGGTTTTATCACCGTTCTTAAAATTCAGAAGCAAAGGAACTTTGTGGTCTTCGATCCTTTGTTGGTTGTAATTGCACCTATAACACCTGCACTCGAGTTTGTTGTAATCTATGAGACTCTGTTTGAGTTTTAAAAGCCTTTCGGGTGTGGCCTTCTGATTCTCTCTGAGTATGTTATCCCAATTCATTCTGGGTTTACCGCCTATCCAAGTTCTACCTACTACGCCTTTCATTGCTTCGTTCATGTGTAGCTCGAAAAGGGTTTTTCCTGTGTCCCAATCCCTATACATTTTAGCGTACTTCTTGTAGGTTGGATACGATACGTCTAAATACTGTGAGGCCTTTTTATTGCTGGTTGTTTTCGACATGGCTTCTCGTATCTGGTCCTCTGTCAACTGCAATCCCAGATGTACCCATTCTTTTCTTTGTGGATTGTTGTCGTTCATCTTACTCAATGTTTGAATTGATCCTTCTCATCATATTGTATAGATCGTAAGGATTTTCTAAAAACACCTCTTCGCCAGTGGCTTCTATTATTATTGGATTGATAGATCCATCTGCGTGGTTTATTCTTTCAAACCTATAAAAACTTATTAAATTGTAACACTCTTTACCGTAAGATATGTACAACAAAGTATCTATAATGTCCATGTATTTTTCATCGTACTTAGAAAGATCTATATCAAAATCAAATTGGGCTATCATGGATCTTGCCTCAATGTCTTCTAGCATATTCATAACACTAACAAAAAAATCCAACTTCTTCTCTGATTCGGTTTTAACTCGTCTTTTTACAGTTGATGATACTTTTAGGAGCTCGTTAACTGCCGATTGAACTTCTTTATAGTTTTCAGGCATTCTCTTGATGTTTTGTTTTTTTAGAATTTATTTGCTCTATCAACTTTTTTATGTCTACGCACTTTTCGTAATCCTCCTGATCCTCCGACGAGTAGTGATCTAAACACACTTCAAGAGCAGTCTGCCAGTCCCTTTTGTGTATCTCTACGTAATGATTAGTATTGTTTATTTCAAAAATAGTTGCGTAAGTCAGTTTGTTTTTTATGGCGTCTGCAATCGCTTCCGGGGTTTCTTTCATCAGAAGCGCGTTAAACTGTTCTGAATTTTGCAGATCGAGAGACGTTACTTGCTGTAGATTATCGATTATAGCCCTTAACCTTCTTTTTTTTGCCATAACTCTATTTTTATTTTTTTATTTAACGCCTTTAAAAGTACTCATAATTAAATTAGAGATAGCGCTCAAAGGAATTATATAACTAATAACATTTTTATAAGGATTTCTTTCGTTGTAATCTATAGCTAGCCCAGCATCGCCGAACTTCTTTTGAAGTACTACGCTTAATTTATTAGCAAGATCCTGCTTGTCTCTCTCGTCTGCAAAATCTTCTTTGCTTACGAATTGCATGTTGATTCCTAATTTTGTTGGAGCGTCTGATATATCGAACTGCAGAATTAAATTCTTCCCTGCTATGGTTATTGGGTATTGTGGTTTTGCTGGCATTTCTATTGTTTTATATAAATATTTAGTTTATTCGATAGTTAATAAGCTCATATCAAATTCTGGATTTTTCACACACAAATCGTTTTGAACAAGCACTTTGTTTTTAATCGATAATACAGCGGATCCGAACTCATAATCTCCTAATTCCTCTACTTCATCTATTAGTTTGTGTAAATGCTGTATGTTTTGATAGATATAATCTAAATTTTCTGTTGAATGTAAGTATAAACACGCATTGTATTTGTTGTGGCTGTCAGTTAATTTGTATATTTGGTTGTAGTCAGTTTTGTTGTAGAACTTCTTAGATGCTTGCCAATCTTCATTTGAGAATCCGTAAAGATTGTTTGCGTACTCATGCTCTAAATCTATTTGCTGCGTATTTTTTGCTTTTTCCAAAAGGTTAGGATTCATTAAATACACCTTACTAAAATAGGGTTCTAAATTTACAGCTAAACTAAGTAGTGAATCGTCTTCAGAGTGAATAAATAAGTCTATATCGTACTTAAATAATATAGACTCTCCGTGATTAAAAGATCCCCACTTCCTAACAAATCTTCTTAATTCAACCATGTCTGCTTTGTTTTGCATTAAAACCCTGTTCTGAGCTTCTTTGTTTTCCGAATCGAACCAGTTTTTGCCTCTAGAAGATACGCACGTGAAATGATATACATTAGCAGAAAATGTTTGTTTTAATTTTATTCCCAATTGCATGCACCTTTGCACTAAATCTGAATCGCACCTCGATCTTCTGAATACGGTGTCATATCCACCCATTTTATTCCACGTGTCTTTATGAAACGTATAGGGGGCAAAAAAATAGTCTAAGCTTTTGTTCGACTTTACTTTTTCTGAGTATTCTAAAAAGGCACGCATGTTGAACTCTTCTGGATTCAAACCAAAATTAGCAGTAAAAGTTTTGTCTGATTGTTCGTGAAGAGGGGGTTCTACTCTTGTAGAACTCATTATAGTATTTTCTTCTAAACTACTTAGCACGTTTGTGTCGTAGTGTTTTGATACTACCATATCGCTTTGGAGATAACTGACTATATCATGCTTAGCTAGTTCTGCGATAAGATTGCAATTTCTTTCTGGTCCTACTACTGGTTTAACTTTGTGAGTAACGATCTTTAAATCATGAAAGTCTTTTTTAATGGATTTTAAATAATCCAAAGTGCCATCGTTGTCAGAGTCTATAAACACAAGTATCTCGTGCTCTTTGTTATCTAAGTTTTCTTTAAGGGATCTCAATAATAGTTTAGTGTATTCTAAAGTGCCGGGCCCGGTGTTTGTAGCGAAAGTTATTTTTGAATTCATCTTATAAATTATCTTTATGTAAAAATATCTTATCAACTCTTATACTAGAAACCTCAACATATCCCAAGTCTTTCATAAGACTTAATACGCTTTCTGTATTAGTGTCATACCTATTTAACCACTTTTCACAAAATTCTAAACATATAGTTGGTTTATACTTTTTAATAGTTTCTAAGGTACCCAACAAAGCCTCTAATTCGTATCCCTCAACATCATACTGTATAAGATCACAAGCTGGCAAATTCAAATCGTCTACTCTAATGGTTGGGGTATAACCCTCTCCAGAAATATGCACGCCTCCTATATCGACTGGCTTGTCTTCTCTAATCAGCTGCTGTGTCTGTACGGTTTTTTTATTGTTTCCTACGCAAGCTTGCATTTTTATGACATTTGGAGAAGTTACGTTTTGACTCAAACAATAGAAGTTAACAGGATCTGGTTCGAATGTGTATACTGCTTTAAAGTGAGGTACGAATTGGCTTAATATGAATCCACAGTTACCACCCGCTTGTACCATGACACCTTTGTTTTTAACATAAGGCAAAACATAATCTACTAAATTTACGCTATCGTTTTGACCGGGCCAACTAGTTACATCGTTCTTTGGCCATACCCATTTATTATCCTTTATTACTACAAGATCTTTCATAATTTATAGTTTTTTTTATTCCTTCTATTAAATTTACATTATTTTCTACATTTAACACGCTTTTTAGTTTATGGTTATTTCCGCACACGTAATCAAATGCAGAATCTCTATTTTTAGTTTTGTCAAAAATTACAGCACTCTTACTGTTAGTTAGTTTTTTTATCAATACGACTATATCTCTGAGCTTATATTGATTGCCTGAACATAAGTGGTACACTCCCAAACATCTTGTTGTTATTAGTTGGTAAACATACTCTGAGAAATCGTCTATGTACAAGTAATCAACGATAGACTTACATTCATCTAATACTACGTCTTCGTGTTTTATAAACTTACTAATCAGTCTCGGTATTAGTCTGGTCTTAACATCATTCGGTCCGTATATGTAACAGGGTTTTATCCAAGTCCAATCTATTCCATATGAATCACAGAGCATTTTACTATAATTCTTAAAAGTTAACTTTGAAAGTCCATATAAATTGGTTGGATTTTCTGAATCTTGTTCGCTTATTTGATATCGCATTTTTCCATTTTCAGCAAAGCTTCCAAAACCCACAAACATTGGCTTGTTTTCTAATTCGTTTATAATTTCTATTAGTTTTATGCTTGATGGTACATTACGATGGAACTGATTCATATCGTTAATGTCAGCGTGGCTATTTCCCCCGAACCAACCGCAATGAACTACTACGTGTGGTTGAAAAGTGCTTATGGCATCTTTGTGTAAAATAAGATCATCATTGTCTGATTGTATATACTTTATCTTGTGTAATATATCTGATATGTTATTTGAGTTTTTAGAAAACACAAGTACGTTATGATTACTGTTTAAAAATTTTCTGACAATGCTAGATCCCAAAAAACCGTTCCCCCCAGTTATAATGATATTCATAGAGTAGATAAAACTTCTATTGTTTTTATTTTGGTTTCCTCATCGCTGAATTGTAAAGCTTTGTCATCTATATAATAGTCCGCCATAATTTTGGGACTAGGCCCCGATAATTTTACTTGATCTTGCAGATTTTGATTAATTGCATCAAATTCTAATCCACGATTTTTACACCACTCGATAGCTTCACTCAAGACAGGATACTGTTCATTATCGCCTCTATTCGTCCACAGTATTAATTTATGCCCTTTTTTTCTTAATTCTATAAGAATTTTCATTAGCTTTATGTGATGATCCTTCTGTTCTCCTATTTTTGGAAAAGCGTATTCACACAACGTTCCGTCAAAGTCTACCGCTATTTTATAAATCTTATTCATATATCTCTCCTATATTTTCTGTTACTAATTTTTTTGCTATTTTGTAAGCTGATTTTATTAGATTATCGTCTTCGTAAAAGTTTACATCGTCTATGTACTGTTCGATAATATTTCTTGCAAATGTACCTATAGCTATTCCATTACATCTAACACCAACGAGTTCTGATAATTTTTTGCTATGAGAATTTGTACCTCCTGATAAGACTATATAAACTCCTTGATGGTGACCGTGAGCTCTATAAACTTTATTTGTTATAACTTTGTCTCCATCCTTTTTAACTGATTTTTTGTCTAATCTAATATTAAACTTTTTATTTATAACGTCTGCAGTAGATATAGCTTGAAGCGTTGTGTTATAATCATCTGCTCCTCCACTCATGGGATATCCATCAGCTTGAATGATAATCTTGTTGTTTGATATTCTTTTTGCCTCTTCTATTCTGTGTTCTAAATTCAAATTCCCCAAGTTCAATCGATCCAAACACATAGAATTAAAGTTGTTCGGATTTATTTCACTTATTAATTGCCACTCCTTAAGTGTAATCTCGTCTTCTCCAACAGCAGCATGTAATTCAAACGTTTCTGCTCCCGCTTCCATACATTTAGGGAGTAACTCTCTCAGCTGTCTTTCGTTATGTCTATACGATATTATATAATCCTTTGGACATATATTACTACACTTTCCACAACCAATACACAAATCTTTTATCACTATCTCTTTACTTTGATCTTCTACTTCATAACTACCTCCAAGATTTATGTAGTGTTCGAGATTCTTTTCAAAGCCAAATGGTATTGCGTTTGTGGGACACACGGGAGCGCACAGGCCGCAAGATACACAAGTGTTAGGATCTATATAAGACTTTCTAACATGATGATCGCCAGGCATTCCTATACTAACCATAATAAAAGGTCTTGTTGTTAGAGTTATGCCTAGCTTATTTGCGTATTGGAAGGCCATGTCTATGCCCTGTCCTGCGTATTTAACAACCTCAACATTAGCTGAAACGTCCAAGACTTTAGCGCCTGCTAATGTATACACAAACGCTAGTTTTTTAACGTGATGCTTATCTTCATTTCCCGCTCCGCAAATAAGTTTAAAACATTTCTCTTCGTTTAATAATCTTTGAAGCGTGCTGTATCTTTCTTGCATTTTACTTTCTATTTTTTAATAAACCTATTCTTTCTGAATAATCGGCGCTAAGCTTCGATGATATTGATAATTTATATTGTAACCACTCTATTTCAAAGTCAAGAGCTTTTTGTATGTTATTATCTATGTTGACTATGTTAGATTTATTTAAACCTATAACAACGTTTCTTGTTTCTATTCTATCTAACAAACCTTTTGAGAAAGCATCTTTTATAAATTTAGTACTTCTTGTTGATACGTTACCTCCCATGGTAGTCATATAATTATACTTTTTTGCCTTTGTCAATATGTCTTCTACCTTGTCGTATATGAAACCGCTGTCTACCTCTGACTTATTTAGATTATATGACTTAGAAAAGTCTGATCTGCCAACAATTATCCCTTTCAGGTTACCGCGGCCATTTTCTAGTATACTATCTATGTTTTCATAGGCAGTTTTGCTTTCTATAACAA